CTCATCTAAGTAACAATTAAACGTGTGTATAACTTCAGCAAGATTATCTTTATCTTTTATTTTTATATCACCATTTAGATATAACATCTGAAGAACTTCTAGTGCTTCTTCTACAGCTTCACGCATTGAGAGTGTCATTAATATACTCCTCGTATCCAGACCAAAACATATCTACTTGGTACTCTATCCAACCATTTAAATCATCATAATTTATAAGATCTAGTGAACAACCAAAAGCAGGATAATTTACATACTCATCAAGAGCACTCAAAACTATTGGGTCAGAGTCCTTATCTCTAAGATAATTATCTATTTGTTTTCTGTTTTTAAATGTAGGAATCTTCATCATGAACCTCTATTATATCATAAAAAAGTGGAAAGTAAAAACTTAAATTAATAAGTCTTTACCTTCCATAGTTTACTGCATTATGCAGCTTCAGCGACAAACTCTTTCCAAGTATCAGAACGTAACCAGTTAGTTACTTTCTCTTGACGTTTGTAAAGTGTACCCTGATCTCCAGTACGAGTCAAGTTAAATCTACCTGTGCCGTGTGAGGCATAGTGTGTCATGGCAGACATTACAGCAAAAGCATTATCACCACGACTATATCTCTCAACATTGTACTGATTAGATAGTTTCTCTGAAAGTGTACCAGACCTTAGTCTATCTTTAACTTTAGTAAGAGTATTAAACAAGTTCACAACTTGTTCATGCTTTACTTTCTTATCTGCTAGTCTCTGATAACCATCAACAATTTCTTTATGATTATTCATAGTAACTTCAAAAGCATTTATAAAACCATCTGTATTAAAGTTACGGCTGTGCCTCTTACGAGTTACATCATACTTACCTGTGACTGTGCCATTGGTGCAGAAGAAATCTATAAGACCAGACCACATAATTACTGATCCTTTACCATCAAAACTATTTTTGATGACAAATCTTAGACCAAAATCAGTCTTATGACCTACATCAGTTTCAATTCCATATTTAATTTTAGGAAAGATGTATTCAGAATAACATACTTTACCATTTTTAAGTATAGTATCTTTAATTTGTACATCTTCTAGTACAATAGGATCAAAGTAATCTATCATCTGTTTTTGTAGTGGTTCTAATACTTGTCTGTTCTCTACTACACAGTAGTTCTTATTTACTACAGATATATAAGTACCTGTAACAGGCATTATATAACTTCCACGATACAACATCTTCATGTCTGGTGCAGGTAACAGACCTAAGCTACCCATTACATTTTGTGTACGTACAGAAAACATAATATCTCTATTCATATCAAGTAATTGTTGCATTTTATTATCCTCTCAATGCAGTTTGTAAACGGTCTATAGAAACTTCATCTTCATTTTTAAATTGTCTAGGCTTTCTAGATGGATAGTCATAAGAGTAATTATTTTTCTTACACTTACCTGCTCTCCACTTAATACCTAGTGCCGCACATTTAGATAAATTACCTAGTGTTTCTGATCTAAATCTTTTATTTATTATCTTTGCCACTTGTGTAGCAGTTAAACCTTCATCAAATAATAATAACACATCTTGTCTTAAAGATGAAGAGTGTTTAAATAGTCTCGCCATTTTTATTTTCCCCTTTTTGTAAGATAGTTAGTATAGTCCAAGGCTCATATAAACCAGAATTATTTATCTTCTTTAACTTTTGTAATAATGTTTCTGTACCTTTTTTCCAGTCCTCCATTTCTATAGTATGTGTTTCACCATTATCAAATGTTACTTCAAAGGTTTTCATTTATTATCTCCTTTATTCTATGCTCTAATGTGTTTATAGTAGTGTGTATATGCCCCTGACCTCCAATCTTGGGATCAATTTTATTTTTTAATATCTCTACTTCTTTTTGTAAACTTTGAAGATGATTGTACATAGCTGTATCTAATTGCATTAGACTATCACCTCTACTTCTTCTTTTGAAATATAGTCACGAAAAGATTTTTTAGGATATTTAGTAAATAATTCTATGTCTGTTGTGGTTGAATGTCCACTATAATCTTCACTTGTTATTGATACAGTGATACATCTTCCCCAGTTATGTAGGGACTCTGAAACTTTAATATTTTCTGTGTCGTGTACTGTTAACTTTGTCATTTTTTATCTCCTTCTGTTAGACAATTATAAATAATTGGTATCATGTACTCTAATTTTTTTAATCTCTCTTCTAGTTCTGCAATCTTAGCAGAAGTATACACCTCTTTAGAACTCTTTGTCAATCTTCAACTCCTGTACTTCTATGTTGAAATTTTCTGACTCAACAATCTTTCCTACATTTTTAGGTTTATAATTATCAGATATTAAAGGTTTTGTAAAATCTATTTTAATCTTATTAATTATTTCTTGTGCTTCATCTTCATCTTTTGCAGTGACATATATTCTGTATTGAGTATTACATCTAACGTATACTTTATATTTAACCATTTTATTTCTCCTAACTAGCAACAATGTTTACTGCTTCTGGAAAATCATCCAATACATCTAGAGGATCTTCGTATTCTTCCTCTACTGCTCTCCATCCACTATCACATTCATAACAGTCTACTA